TTAGATCCGTGTCTTCAATGTATAGAGTAAATCCAGTGCCTGACGTGGGGACAGGTCATCCAGATCAAGCTTGGCCAGTTCGTCGAGCACCGGGTGCGGCAGGCTGGCGAACAGGTCGCTTTGCTGCGGTACGGCCGGTTTGCCCTTGGTCGGACGCGGCGCTTCGTGGGGCAGGCTGGTGGTTTCCAGTCGGCTCAGGTGCTCGCGGGCGCGGCTGATCACTTCGCTTGGAACCCCTGCCAGCTGTGCCACCGCCAAGCCGTAGCTCTGGCTGGCCGGGCCGGGCAGCACATGGTGCAGGAACACGATGCGCTCGTTGTGCTCGGTGGCGTTGAGGTGAACGTTGGCCACCAGCGGCTGGCTTTCCGGCAGCACGGTGAGTTCGAAATAATGCGTGGCGAACAGCGTGTAGGCTCGCAGGTGCGCCAGCCGCTCGGCCGCCGCCCAGGCCAGGGACAGGCCGTCGAAGGTGCTGGTGCCGCGGCCGACTTCGTCCATCAGCACCAGGCTGCGTTCGGTGGCGTTGTGCAGGATGTTCGCGGTTTCGCTCATTTCCACCATGAAGGTCGAGCGCCCGCCGGCCAGGTCATCGCTGGAGCCGATCCGGGTGAAGATCCGATCCACCAGGGACAATTCGCAGCTTGCCGCTGGCACGAAGCTGCCGATGTGGGCCAGCAGCACGATCAAAGCGGTCTGGCGCATGTAGGTGGATTTACCGCCCATGTTCGGACCGGTGATCACCAGCATGCGGGTGTTATCGTCCAGGCTCAGGTCGTTGGCCACGAACGGCGTGGTCAGTACCTGCTCGACCACCGGGTGGCGACCTTGGCTGATGCGCATGCACGGCTCGCTGACGAAGCGCGGGCAGTTGAGATCCAGGTTCAGTGCGCGCTCGGCCAGGTTGCTCAGCACGTCCAGTTCTGCCAAGGCACCAGCGGTGTCTTGCAACGGCGGCAGTTGGCTGATCAGGTCTTCGAGCAGCGCTTCGTAGAGCATTTTTTCCCGAGCCAGGGCGCGGCTCTTGGCCGACAAGGCCTTGTCTTCGAAGGCCTTGAGTTCCGGGGTAATGAAACGCTCGGCGCCCTTGAGGGTCTGGCGGCGAATGTAGTCGGCCGGGGCCTGTTCGGCCTGCTTGCTCGGCAGTTCGATGAAGTAGCCATGGATGCGGTTGTAGCCAACCTTGAGGTTGGCCAGGCCGGTACGGGCTTTCTCCCGGGCTTCGAGGTCGATCAGGAACTGACCGGCGTTTTCGCTCAGGGACTGCAATTCGTCGAGTTCGGCGTCGTAGCCGGTTTTCAACACGCCACCGTCGCGGATCACCGCTGGCGGGTTGTCGATGATGGCTTTTGCCAGCAGCGCGGCCAGCTCCGGGTAGGTGCTGGTGGTGCGCGCCAGTTGCTGCAGGTGCGGCGCCTCGAGGTCGGTCATCGCCACTTGCAGCTCGGGCAAGGCGCCAAGGGCATCGCGCAGGCGCGCCAAATCTCGAGGACGGGCATTGCGCAAGCCGATACGCGCCAGGATCCGCTCGATGTCGCCGATTTCCTTGAGCTGCGGTTGCAGCTGCTCGAAGCGATAACGGTCCAGCAGACAAGTAATGGAGGACTGGCGCGCTGTTAAGACCGTCAGGTCCCGCAGTGGACGGTTCAACCAGCGGGTCAGCAGGCGGCTGCCCATGGCGGTCTGACAGCGATCGACCACCGATTGCAGGGTATTGTCGCGCCCGCCGGCCAGGTTGGTGTCCAGCTCCAGGTTGCGCCGGCTCGCGCCGTCCAGCACCACGGTGTCATCCAGGCGTTCGTGACGCAGGCTGCGCAAATGGGGCAGGGCGGTGCGCTGGGTTTCCTTGGCGTAGGCCAGCAAGCAACCGGCAGCGCCGATGGCCAGGGTCAGGTTCTCGCAACCAAAACCCTTGAGGTCCTGAGTGGAAAACTGCTGGCAGAGACTTTTCAACGCCGAGTCACGCTCAAAATCCCACGGCGCCCGACGCCGCACGCCACGGCGTTTTTCCGCCGGCAGGTCTTTGGGCCAGTCATCCGGAATCAACAGTTCCACCGGGTTGACCCGCTCCAGCTCAGCCAGCAGGTTCTCCCAGCCCTTGATTTCCAGTACCGAGAAGTTGCCGCTGGTGATGTCCAGCACCGCCAGGCCGAACAGGCGCTCATCGCCCAAGACCGCGGCGATCAGGTTGTCGCGGCGTTCATCCAGCAAGGCTTCGTCACTGACCGTACCCGGGGTGATGATGCGCACGACTTGGCGTTCCACCGGCCCTTTGCTGGTGGCTGGGTCGCCGACCTGCTCGCAAATCACCACCGACTCGCCAAGCTTGACCAGCTTCGCCAGGTACCCTTCCGCCGCGTGGTAAGGAATCCCACACATTGGAATGGCCATGCCTGCCGATTGCCCACGCGCCGTCAGGGTGATGTCCAACAACTTGGCGGCTTTCTTCGCATCCTCGTAGAAGATCTCGTAGAAATCGCCCATGCGGTAGAACATCAGCTGGTCGGGGTGCTGGTTCTTCAGGCGCCAGTATTGCTGCATCATGGGCGTGTGGGAGGACAGGTCGTTCACGGCTGTATTCATGGGTGTCAGGAAAGCTCGTTGAAAGGTGTGGGGCAAAAGGAGGGGCATTGGCCCGGCTTTTCCGCGATGGGCGCAAGGTTAACATGGGCTGTCTGGTGCTACCCAGAGTTTGGGGTTGTGTGTGTATCCGTTGCTGCGGTAACGGCTGCTGACGGTTCCGCTCTTACAGCGGCTCACTTTTGAGAAGCGCAAAAGTAAGCAAAACGCTTTTGCCCCACCACTCGGTGCCTCGCTAGGGCTCGGCATGCCTGAACGAAGGCATTGCTCCGTGGGCCGCCGCGAAGGGCCAACCATGGCCCAGCGCGGCTAACCCGGCGTCCATGCCGGGTTGCCCACTGCGCAATACCTTCGTTCAGCCAGCGTGGTTAACGGGGCGCCGAGATCAACGTCCACCGCGAGGCGGCCTGATAGCCGACCTGGTTCTTGGGGGGGGGCCGCGTTTCCCTGTGGGAGCGGGCTTGCTCGCGAAGGCGGCCTGACAGCCGGCCTGTTTCTCCGGCTGTACCCCGATCCAACTGTAGGAGCTTCTCTTAGGTCTCGGCTTGCATCATGAATGCCTACCTCACCTCAACCACATCCAGCGCCCGATTCGCCAACAACTGCCCCAGCTCAATCATCTGCTGGACCCCCAGCGCGATATGTCGTCGCGAGCCCTCCAGGTCGAATGCCAGGTCGCTGACCATGGCATTGGCCGAGGCCAGGGTTTCGCTGAGGTTGGCGAGCAGGCATTCGGCGTCGATGTTAGGGGCGATGATGAAAAGGGTGTCGAGGGTGTCGGATGTTTCTTTGTCGTCTTTCGGCTTGAGGTAATAGTCCAAGGCGCGGGTGGCCGCGTCATCGAGTTTCTTGGCGTTGGCCGATTGGCTGCGGGAGACGTGATCGTCTGGGGGATTTGGAGTGTTCTTCGGCATTCTATGGATCCTTGAAGTTGAGCTACCACTCACTCGCGACTAAACGAGGGGTGGCAGCTGTACGCAGGTTAGTCGACCGGGGATCCAAGGAACCGGCGCGCCCGAGGGCGCCCTGCGCACAGCTACCATCAAGTGCAGGAATAGAGGTACCTGACTGAATGGAGCAATGAACACCTTGGAATACCGAGCGACTAAACCCGATCACTGATGGGCAGTGACGAGAACCAAAGTACCGATGGGATCCAAGGTGGACAAGCCGGCGGATTCTGGCGTAGTCGTAGGCAGAGGCGCAAGGCGATGTAGCCTGGTGTCGCACATTTGAAGGATGCGAATCGAGAATTTTCCCAAGAAATTGTAGGGGGAATTCCCAATTCAAGGATTGGATTGGACCCGTGGCGAGGGAGCTTGCTCCCGCTGGCGCGCGTAGCGCGCCCAACAGGACTGAGCTCAATTCGCCGAATGCTCAGTGATTGGAGGTTTTGGGGCTGCTGCGCAGCCCAGCGGGAGCAAGCTCCCTCGCCACGTTGGATCGGGCCGACCTTGGGTGAATGGTTTCTTCATCGATATGCATGATTATGCAAAACAGCATTTGTCTTCTGCGAAAAGAACAAGCACTATGCGCGTTATGCAAAAACGCAACGTTTCTACCGTATTAAGAGCATTGCTCGATCAGCACGGGATCTCCCCCACGGAGCTTCACCGGCGCACCGGCGTGCCTCAGTCCACCCTCTCGCGGATTCTCAGCGGCAAGATCGTCGACCCTTCGGATAAACACATCTCGAAGATCGCCGAGTACTTCGCCGTGAGCACCGACCAGTTGCGCGGGCGCGCGGACGTTGTGCCCGCGGGCAACAGCCGCCGCGGCGAGTCGCATTCCGAACTCAAGGACATAAGCCTGTGGGATGACGAGACACCCGTCGAGGAAGACGAGGTATCGGTCCCTTTTCTGCGTGAGGTTGAATTGGCTGCTGGATCAGGAAGATTCGTCATCGAGGAAAGCGAGCGCTCCAGCCTGCGCTTCGGCAAGCGCAGCCTGCGGCATAACGGTGTGCAATTCGACCAGGCCAAATGCGTGACGGTACGCGGCAACAGCATGTTGCCGGTGCTGCGCGACGGCGCCACGGTCGGGGTGAATGCGGGCAAATGCGGCATCGGCGACATCGTCGACGGTGACCTCTACGCCATCAATCACAACGGCCAACTGCGGGTGAAACAGCTTTATCGCCTGCCTACCGGCATCCGCCTGCGCAGCTTCAACCGCGACGAACATCCGGACGAGGACTACACGTTCCAGGAAATGCAGGATGAGCAAATCGTCATCTTAGGTCACGTCTTCTGGTGGGGCATGTACGCCCGATAACCCACTCGCTGTCAGACAAAACCCGCCGCCGAGCGGGTTTTTTTTCGTCCTGAAAATGGCCGGACCTCCCGTATTCATTGAACGACGATGCATCCATGCATGAGGTGCGCATAAATAAATGCATTTACGCATTGACTGTATATGCATCCATGCATATTCTCTGTCCAAGCCGCTCGACAAAGCGGCTGGCAACAAAGCTCTTTAGTTCCATCAACAGGCAGCGATGAACCGGCCTTAACGGTTCAGAGGGTTGGCAACTGACCCGGGTGTGCAGCGTAAAGCACCAGAAGCAGTTATCCGGCGGGCAGGGACCGCGGTCGGAAAAACAATTTGAATGGATCCGTACCGCGCCAGTTGCGCCGAAAGATCAGCTTCCTTCTGGCCTTTGGCCAAGGAAGGCGAAGGACCGCATTACTGAAAAGCCCGGTTCGTTGCCGGGCTTTTTGGAATGCCTACCTGAACCAGGCAGATCAAAGAGTGCCGGGATGCCGGCAATAGATAAGGATATGAATATGAAAAAATATGCACGTGTTGTGGACGGCAAAGTCGACAATATCTATGAAACGGTCAATCCGATCTCTGAAGAATTTCCAGTCGACCAACTTTGGATTGACGTCACTGGCAAGTCTAGCGCTGAGATCGATTACGACTATGTAGCAGTCAACACTGGTGGGGTCTGGTCATTTAACTCCGGGTTCCCTTGGCCGCAGACTGCACTTGGCGAGCAGATGCGCATTGAAAAAGCCAGGCGGCTCGACAATGTCATGACCGGCGTGGCGTCTTCGGGATTGCAATTCAAAGTTGACCTGGGCGTGGCTACGGCTGCCGAGCAGGCTTACTTGCTTGCCTTCAAGGAGTACTGCATCGCCTTCACTCAGGTCAACAAACAACCCGGTTTTCCGCTGAGCATTGTTTGGCCGGAGGTGCTCTAAACGGGCTCATTAAAAAGCCCGGTTCAATCCCAGGCTTTTTTGCACGGCCTTCCGAACATTCCTCAATCCCCCAGGAGGCGTGACATGACAACCGAGCAACAAGCGTTGCTGGACATGCCGATCTGGCTGGTCATCGTGCTCGCCCTGGTGGGCGGGGTGACTGGCGAGATGTGGCGTGCCGACAAGGAAGGCGCCCGCGGCTGGTCGCTGTTGCGCCGCCTGGCCCTGCGCTCCGGCGCCTGCATGGTCTGCGGCGTCTCGGCGATCATGCTGTTGTACGCCATGGGCCTGTCGATCTGGGCCGCGGGTGCCTTTGGTTGCCTGACGGCGATGGCCGGGGCGGACGTGGCCATCGGGCTTTATGAACGTTGGGCCGCCAAGCGCATGGGCATTGATGAACCTCCGTCGCGCGACTCGCGTTCCGACCCCCGCTGATCCTTCGCTACTGATCTTCGTGCCGCCATAAAACAGGAGGCCTTGATGCCTGTCGTCCTAGAAAAACCTTCGCAGCTGTTAACGGCCATTGCCGAAACGTTGCGTGCCGCCATTCCTGGCTTGAATGTCGAAAGCCCCCAGGATTTCAACGGCTCCGGCGATCCGCCCTGGGTGTTGATTGCCATCGAGCAGGATGCAGCGGGCATACGATCCAGCGAGGGACGCATTGCCCATGTCCTGACGGTTTCCTTGCAAGCCGTGACGTCTGGAACAGCGTCGGCTGCATGCGACCTGGGCTGCGAGTTGAAACGCCTGGTGGTGGACAACCGCTGGGATCTGCCGGGCGATCAATGTGACCTGCCCGCTGACATCGGTGGCGTCGCGTCGACGTTCAGCCGCGGGACCCAGGCGTTCGCCGCCTGGACCCTTTCATTCACCCAAACCCTGTACCTCGGCCCAACGCTGCTGGATGACCCGCTGGGCATCCCAAAATTTGCCCGTACCTGGGAAGTGTCGAACATCGACGACCCGGATCAATACACCACACTCGAGGATTAGCCCATGTTCGATGCGCTTCTACGCATGCACCTGGGGCCGGTCATCGAGCGTCTGGCGCAGATGGAAACCGAGCTGGAAGACCTGCACCGTCGCGCCGACAGCTTTTGTCGCATCGGCGTTTGCCAGGAGGTCGATGCGGCCAGCAACACCTGCAAGGTCAGCCATGGAGGGCTGCTGACTCCGGCGATCCGCTTTTTCAACCCGAGTGCCGGTGCTCAAAGCGAGTCGCGCATTCCCACCGTGGGCGAACAGTGCGTGTTGCTCAACCATGGCGGCGGTGATGGAGGAGGGCAGTCGGTAGCGCTGTTCGGTCTCAATGGCGGGCAGTTTCCTCCGGTCTCGACACAGGCTTCGCTGACGCGTCGCCTCTATCAGGACGGTTCGGAAAACGGCTACGACCATGCCAGCCATGTCCTGCATTGGAAGAACGGTCCGGCGGCGTTCACCGGTTCCCGTGAGTCCCTCGAATTGAACATCGGCCCGGCGCGACTGGCGATGACAGCACAGACCATCGAACTGCAACTGGGCGCCGTCGGCCTGCGGCTCGACGCTTCCGGCGTGCACCTGAGCGGTCCGGTGGTGGATCACCAGGGGCGCGTCATCAGTACCGCATAAGAGATTTCCCATGATCGGAATCGATAGAAATACCGGCGCGACGGTCGACGACTGGCTGCAGTTCGTGCAGCGCGCCACCCGGGCGTTGACCACGCCTTTGGGCACTCGTCAGAAACGTCCTTTATATGGCTGCGCACTCACCCAATTGCTCGGGCAGAACCTCGGCGACGACTTGCTGATCCTCGCCCAGAGCTATGCGACCCAAGCGTTCTACAACCCGCAAAACGGCATCAGTGATTTTGAGCCTCAAGTCGTTGTCGCCAGCCGACAGGGCGCCGGCTTGCTGTTGCGCTTCGCCGGCACCTGGAAAAACCGCAAACAGACTTTCGAGGTGGTGACATGAGTATGTTGATACCCGGCCAGAACCAACTGGCCGAACCGGCTATCGTCACCGTCGAAGCGTTCGAGGACCTTCTCGCTGAGTTCAAGACCTTCGTGGTCGAGTACGTCGGCGCGCGCTCTCCGGCAAGCGCCGCGAAGCTGGTGGACAGCCTCGAAAACGAAAGCGAACTGCTGACTCTCGCGTTGGAGGCGTTCTGTGTCCGACTGCAAACCCACGAACGCAAATACAACGCCCGGATCCAGCAGATGTTGGCGTGGTGGGCCACTGGGACCAACCTTGACGCTCGCCTCGCGGACATGGGGCTCGAACGCCAGTTGCTCGACTCGGGCGACCCGGCGGCTTTCCCGCCCATCCCTCCGGTCTACGAGAGCGATGACGATGCGCGGTTGCGCTACTACCTGGCGCCCCATGCCCCGGCGGCGGGCTCGCGCATGCAGTATCGGCGGGAGATCTTTACCCTTGGCGAACGGCCGGCGGTGAAGGTGGAAAACGCCGCGGCGGGTGTAGTGACGGTCACGTATGCCTTCGACCCGGATGGGCAGGCAGCGCAGGTCAAGGACGGCAACGGACGCCGGACCGCACCGGGTGAAGTCACGGTCACGGTGCTTTCTCGCGAGGGCAACGGCACACCGTCCGAAGCGCTGCTCGACAGTGTTCGCCAGCATTTCGCCCGGCCCGACGTTCGACCGGAAACCGACCTGGTCATCGTGCAGGCCGCGCAAATCAAACCCTACAAAATCCGCGTCGTGGCGAAGATCAACGCCGGCCCGGATTCGGGGTTGACCCAGGTTGCCGCCGAGCAGCAATTGCAGGCTTATGCCGAGGCGTGCCATCGCCTGGAAGGACGGGTAGACCCGAGCTGGATCGACTACACGTTGCACAGCGCTGGCGCGGTTCAGCTGGAAATTCTCGAACCGTTGGTGCCGATTGTGACGACGGCTTTCCAGGCTCCGTACTGCACGGGCGTCGAGGTCGAGGTGGATACGTTATGAGTGACGAAACACCTCGCCCTAGTCTGTTGCCCGTCAACAGTTCTCCGTTGGAAAGGGCCCTTGACCTCGGTTTCGGCCGATTGCTTGAGCGCATCGATCCGCCATTTCCTGAGCTGATGAATCCGGCGGCGACGCCCCTCGCATTCCTTCCGTATCTCGCAGCAGACCGCGGCGTTGGTGAGTGGAGCACCGCGGCGCCCGAGACTGAAAAACGCCTGACCGTTGAACTCGCCTGGCCCACCGCCCGGCAAGCCGGGACGCGAAAGGCGCTGGAAAATGCCGCTAAGGGTTTGCAGCTGATGCCTGAAGTGCGCGCTTGGTATGAGCAAACGCCACCTGGCGCGCCCTACAGTTTTTCGGTCCGAGCATTCACCCAACAGCCCTACAGCGAAGCCATCGACGCGCGTCTCGACCGCCGCCTGGCCGATGCGAAAAGCGAGCGCGACACCTTGACGGTTTCGGTCGGTTTGAGTGCCTTCGGCCGTCACGTCATCGCCGCCGCCACGCTGTGCGGCGAGCTGACCACGGTTTATCCGATCGTCATCGAAGGGCTGGAAGCCTCGGGCCAGGCCTTCATGGCCGCCGCGCTCTACACCGTCGAAACCTCCACTATTTATCCACAGGGGTCCTAAATGGCCGATTACTACACCCTGCTCACCGATGCGGGGATCGCCTACGAAACTGCCTGCAAGGCGGCGGGCACACCCATCAAGCTGTCGCAGATTTCCGTCGGAGACGGCGGCGGCGCGATCTACAACCCGGCTGCCACCGCCACGGCGCTTAAACGCGAAGTGTGGCGAGGGCCGCTCAATGCGCTGTTCCAAGATGAGAAAAACCCGAGCTGGTTGCTGGCTGAAGTGACCATCCCGCCTGAAGTGGGCGGCTGGTATGTGCGAGAGGCAGGGATCTGGACCGATAGCGGAATCCTGTACGCGATTGTCAAATATCCGGAGTCGTTCAAACCGGTGTTGGCGACTTCGGGGTCGGGGAAAGAGTTTTACATTCGGTCGATTTTCGAGACCAGTAATGCTGAGTCGGTGACGTTGCTGATCGACGACACGGTCGTCAAGGCGACGCAGGCGTGGGTGGCGAGCTATGTCGCTGATGAACTTGCCAAGCTGGACAGGAAGCAATCTGTGCGGGTGGCGACAACGGCCAGCATTGCCCTAAGTGGTGCACAAGCAATCGACGGTGTTGCCGTAGTAGCCGGGGATCGGGTTCTGGTTAAGTCGCAGACCCTGGCGAAAGACAACGGCATTTATGTAGCCGCGAACGGCGCATGGGTACGGGCAAAAGATGCCGACGCGAGTGTCGAAGTCACCTCGGGATTGATGGTTTCGGTGGAGGAGGGGACGACTCTTGCCAATACGATCTGGCAGCTGACTACCGACGGTGGCATTGTACTGGGTATCACGGCGCTGACTTTTCAGAACATCACTCAAGGACTCGCGCCCCTTAACTCGCCGGTACTCGTCAATCCTACGGCGAACACGCCACCTCTATTTGACAACACGAAGTCGATCGCGACGACCGAGTACGTCATGCGCGCTAGTGGCAACTATCGTGGCTTTACCAGTTTGACTGCGACCACCACGTTGACGACATCAGCTGTTGGCACGCTGGTTACTACCATCGGATCCTTCTCGATCACCTTACCTCCAGTCAATTCCCTGTCGGCAGGTGGTGCGATCCATTTTCGAAATATCGGTAGCGGCATTGTCACTATTGTTTGTGTTGATGCTGACAACATCAACTCGGGGGCAGGTCAGATTAAAAGCATCGACTTGCAGGTAGGTGCGACCCTGGAGTTGACCGGTAATGGTGCGAGCGCTTGGTGGGCGGGTGGGACGGCACAGTTGCAATATTCAAGAGTATTTGGCTCGACTGCGGCCCAGTTCGACAGCTCTCTCAGATTGGTCAACGCTGCCTTTGCCAAGCGGATGGGCGTCGAGTATTCGGTGTTCGTACCGCTTACTGCCAGTTCCGCACTCGGCGCTTCGAGCATCGGCGGCATTATATCGGCGATATCCCCTACACCGATCAGTATCACATTGCCGTCGACCGCCGGAGTCGCAGAGGGTGCGACTATCGAGGTGGTGGCTACTGGAAGTGGTGCTGTAACTGTTCTTGCGTCTGGGGGAGACGTATTGGCGTCTCCGGTTGCGACAGGGATCACTGTCATCCTAGGTATGGGGGATAACGCAGAATTCGTAAAAGTGTCGACGACTTGGCGCTTGCGTGGCGGGTCCATAGCCCTTAAGTACGCTGCTTCCTTTGCTGCCTTATTCGGTTCCGCGGGCTATCAAAAATTACCGGATGGTTTGGTTTTACAATGGGGGGTAGGGATAACTTCTACGGGGGGGGCCGCTACCATCGCCCTTCCGATCACGTTTCCGACCGCGGTATTGAAGGTTCTGGTTTCTGCATCTGGAACTAACTCTGTCCCCACGGTCGGTGTGGTTGCTAACAACTCGATCGGAATTAACTGCTTCAACGGGAGTACAGGCGCCGGAAAGTCTGAAAACGTTCAGTTCCTAGCCATCGGTTACTAAGGAGAAAAGTATGTTCGCTTCAAAAATAGCCCGTGGTTTCTACGACGCAGCTATCAATGTTTCGATGCCAGACGACGTGGTCGAAATTTCTGCTGAACGCCACGCTGAGCTGCTGGCGGGACAATCGGAGGGTAAGGTTATTGCCTGGGATGATGATGGTCTTCCTGTGCTTGTTGATCCGCAGCCGTCCAGCGATGACGAGCTGGCAGTTGTCGAGCGGGCTTGGCGGGATCAGTGCTTGTCCGAAACGGACGGCGTAGTGGCTCGCCATCGCGACGAACTGGAGGAGAGTGTTGAAACCACGTTATCTCCTGCACAGTATCTCGATCTTCAGCAATACCGGCGTGCGCTTCGCAATTGGCCTGAAGCGCAAGCGTTTCCTCAGCTGGATCACCGTCCGATAGCCCCCTCCTGGCTACCTGAGCAACCCAAATAAACGCCCCGCACCGACGGGGCGTTTTCTTATCCGTCCAACACCCAACGGCCCCTTTTTGAAAGGGGCTTTTTCGTATCTGGAGAACCCAAAAATGGCACCACGCCAAACCTACACCGTGCTCCTCCCATTTCCCACCGGAGGTGGTCACTGGTCGACCAAGGGCCAGGAGCTCGACCTGCTCGACGTCGAGGCCAATGCCTTGCGCAGCGCCGGTCGTCTGGAGCTGAAAAAAACCGAGGCCGGCGAATCGGCCTCTGCATCCACCCCGGCCAAAAAGGCCGCAACCAAAAAGGCTGAATAACCATGGCTGAGGTTTTGAACTTCGAGCACAACGGCATTACCGTCAATGCCACCGAATCTCCCGAGGCCATGGGTGGCCTGGGTGACAACGTTATCGGCCTGGTCGGCACCGCGCCGAATGCCAATCCGTTGATTCCGAAAAACACCCCGTTCCGCATCAACAGCTTCACCACCCAGGCCCAGTTGGACCCGACCGGTGCCGAGGCGGGGACCTTGTTCCAGGCGGTGTTCCAGATCCTCAAAGTGGTCAAGGTGCCGGTCTATGTCGTCATCGTCGAAGAGGGCGCCACACCGGCCGACACGCAGAACAACGTCATTGGCGGCATCGAAGCGCAGACCGGTCGCAAGCTCGGTCTGGCGGCGTTGAGTGGGGTCGCTGAAGACCTGACCATCATCGGCGCGCCGGGCTTCACCGGCACCAAGGCCGTGGCCAGCGAATTCGCCTCGTTCGGCAAGCGTATCAAGGCGCGCGTGGTGCTCGACGGCAAGGATGCCGCGGTTGCCGACCAGGTGACCTACAGCCAGGAACTGGGCGGCGCGGACCTCGGTTTCGACCGTTGCCTGGTGGTGCACAACATGCCGGCCGTGTACTCCAAGGCGGCGAAGAAAAACGTCTTCCTGGCGCCGTCGAGCCTGGCCATCGCCGCGCTCGCCAAGGTCAAGCAATGGGAGAGCCCGGGCAACCAGGTGACCTACGCCGAAGACGTCTCGCGCACCGTGGAATACAACATCCTCGACACCTCCACCGAAGGCGACCTGCTCAACCGCTACGGCGTCAGCTACTACGCCCGGACCATCCTCGGCGGCTTCTCGCTGCTGGGCAACCGCTCCATCACCGGCAAGTTCATCAGCTACGTCGGCCTTGAAGATGCGATCAGTCGCAAGTTGGTGAAGGCCGGCCAGAAAGCCATGGCCAAGAACCTGACCAAGTCGTTTATGGACCAGGAGGTCAAGCGCATCAACGACTGGCTGCAAACCCTGGTCGCCGACGAAACCATCCCTGGCGGCAGCGTGTACCTGCACCCGGAATTGAACAGCGTCGAGAAGTACAAGAACGGCACCTGGTACGTGGTCATCGACTACGGCCGCTACGCGCCGAACGAACACATGATTTATCAACTCAATGCACGCGATGAAATCATCGAGCAGTTCCTGGAGGACGTTCTCTAATGTTTACCAACCGCGTAAGACAGGCCATCGCGGCCACCCTGCAAGGCCTGCCGTTGTCGGCGACCGTGGACAGCTTCACCCCGCCGAAGATCGAGTTCGCCATGGAGTCGATGACGGGCGGGCGCTTTATCGGCGAGGAAATGGCCAAGAACGGCGCTGTGCTCGGCGCCACGTTGGTACTACAAGGCGCAGGGCCGGAAGTCATGCTGGCCCTGGGTGTGCGGCTGGGTGACGACATCCTGCTGAACGTGCGCGAGGCCGGTCAGGATCAGGATGGCAATACCTGGTTCACCTACCACACCGTCGGCGGGAAGTTGAAATCCCTGACCGAAACAGCGCTGAAGATGGGTGAGAAACCGCTCACCACGCTGGAACTCTCTTGCCGCACTTACAACCGTCTCGAAAACGGTATCCCCGTGATCGACATCGATGTGCGCACCCAGAAGTTCGTGCTCAACGGCGTGGACATCCTCGGTGATGCGCGGCGTGCGGTGTTGCTGCCTTAACCCTTTGCCAGCTGTTTAGATGCAGTCCCTGTGGGAGCGGGCTTGCTCGCGAAGAGTCCATCAACTTCAAATCAATGTTGATTGACATACCGCTTTCGCGAGCAAGCCCGCTCCCACAGGGGGCTCGCCCGCCATGATTCACCAAGGAATTGATTTCATGTCCTGGATGCCTCCTACACATGAGCTGTTGTCGCCGATCACCGGTGACGACGGTTCGCAGATCGAGCAACTCTCGCTCAAGCCGCTGTTCTACGCCGCGCAAAAAGACGCCCTGGCCCGTGCAGGCGATGACGAAGACGACCAGTTCTTCGAGCTGGCGAAATTGGCCACTGGCCTGTCGGTCAAGGAGCTCGACCAGCTCAAGCGCCCGGACTACGTCAGCATTGCGCAATACGTACATGAAATGTCGACCCGTCCGGCGTCGTACTTTCTAGATGACACACAGGCCGACCCCGACCAGGTGCCGCTACTGCAACCGCTCGACGTAGCGGGCCGCAGCATGACCTCGCTGACCCTGGAAATGCCGGCGCTGCGTGCCACCAAGGCGATGAAGAAGCTGAAGACAGCCAAGGAACGCGCCGAATTCATCACCGCCCATTGCACCGGCCTGATGATTCCCGACCTCGACCTGTTGACCGTGCCCGACTGGACCCAGCTGCAGGTACGCATCGACGATTTTTTAAACAAACCGGCGGACTTCTTTCGGAGCGCGACATCGAAGTGATCCTCGATGTGGTGCCGCTCATTTACTCGGTAAGTGAGGCGGAAATCCTGGAGTGGGACGCCGGCAAGGCCTTGCGCCGCTACGACATTGCGATCACTCGCCTTGGCGTGAAACAGGAGTAGAGCGGGATGGCGGACGATAGATATTCGCTCAGATACGCAGCTTTCGATGGGAGTGGGTTGGCGTTGGGAAATACCAGTCTGACGAGTGGTATATCAGCACAAAGTGCCTTCCCCCGGGATCAACTGTTGAGCCTCGATCTGGCGCTGGAAAAGTTGGGGCTCAAGCTCGGTCTGCTCACCTCGGCGATCGAGTCACTGACCGTGAAGCTGTCGGCGCAACGATTGTTCTCCCAGACAATTGGGGGCGGCGCCAAGGGGGAGTCGGCCAATGAGTCAAAAGGTAAGTCGCGTGGCGGTATCGAACCGCCGGAGCTGCTGAAACCCGCGATAGCCATGGATACGGCGATGGCCGATCTGAAGCAGGCCACCCAATTCAGCCCTCGCCAGATCGAACAGATGGCTGCGCCAACCCAGCAGATCGCCACCGCCCCGTTGGTGGCGGCCGGGGGCACCACAGCGGTTGATCTGGTGAGGATAGAAACCCTGGCGGCCAAGGAAGGCATTGGTAGCGAGTTGCTCGATGCCTCGGACCGACAGCGGGAACTGTTGCGTTTCGCCTCGGATGTTGGCGTGGCCGCGGCGGCGTTCAGGAAGCCGGCCATGGAGATGGCCGAAATGATGGCTGGCTGGCGTACTTCCATGAAGCTCAGCGGCGCCCAAGCCTTTGATCTGGCGGATGCCACCAACCACCTGGGCAAACTACCCGGTGGAGCGAAACCGGGTGACATCGGCGCCGTCTTGCAGCGTGACGGTGCGGCTGCGACGACCGCCGGCCTGGCCCCTGTGCAAGCCGCGGCGTTGACGGCGGCGTTGCTCAATACCGGTACGAAACAAGCTGAAGCCGGCGCAGCGCTGGATGACTTCACGACGGCCCTGGACAAGGGTGAGCAAGCCTCCACAGCCGAGCAAGCGGCCTGGAAACAGCTGGGCCTGGCGCCCGCGGCGGTGTCGAGCGGCTTGCGCGACAAGGACACGGCGCCCGGCACAATGATGACCGTGCTTGCGGCCTTGAACGCGCAACCGACTGAAAAACGCTCGGCCCTTGCAACCACGCTATTCGGCAAGGGCGATGAGGCAGTGCTGCGCATGGCGCAGAAACTGCCCGACGTGAACGCAGCCTTCTTGCAGGTGAAAGACCCGGGCCAATACGCCACTTCACAATTGGGCAACAACGGCTCGGTGCGGCAGGACGCGTTGGCGCTGTCGAACACCCAGCAAGGCCAGCTAAACGTCCTCAACGCACATAACGAGCGTTTGTCAGTGGCCACGGGAAATGCGCTGGTACCGTTGGCGGATAGCTCGTTTCAATGGCTGGGTTCGCTGGCTGATGGCATGAGTGAGCTGGCTGAATCTTCGCCCAAGGCCACCGCTGCCATTGTGCTGGTTGTTGCAGCGATCAAACCGCTGGTGGGCGCGCTGCTCAAGGCTGTAGGGGATGAGATGTCCAACCAGGTGGCTAAGCGGGTGTTGGGTAGGGCTGCCCCGCACCTTCCCGGCGGCTTGGGTGAGGTGATCTCCGAAGATTTCAGAAAATCTCGTGGGGACAAGCTCGATACACGCAATGCCAGCCAGGGTCCCGAATCCACGAGCGGGTCGAAAATACGCGTCAGTACACGAGGCTCACGGGGAGGCGCAGGGCGTTTTTCATTCGGGCCAACGGCCTCGTTACGCTCGATGACTCGCAGGGCGCCCGGCCCATTAAAGGTAGTCGGCGCCGTCGCCGATGTGGCCGAGGGTGTCCTTACCGGCGACAAACGAATGATGGGCGCAGGCCTGGGAGCCGCAGGGGGCGGGTGGGCAGGCGCTGCTGCGGGGTCTGCTGCCGGTGCCGCTTTGGGTAGTGTCGTTCCGGTGATTGGCACTGCCATTGGTGGGTTGGTTGGCGGACTGCTGGGCGGTTGGTTGGGGAGCGACGTCGGCGCGTCTCTGGGCGAAAAACTCGTTGCCCCCGCCGACAGACTCGCCGCGCCAGACCAGGTCAGCAAAGACCTGATCAGCACCCAGACAACCACACAGCAGAACACCCTGACTGCGAACATCTATATCAATGGTCAGGACCAGGCCAGCGCCAGTCAGTTGGCCAACCTGGTCGTGCAGCAGCTTTCTGGCCAATTCGGCTTAACGACCATGCCCAACTCACTCGCCATGCGCAGTGATGCGGCCCTGACCGACGGAGGTACGTGATGCGTCAACAAATGGCCCTCGGCAGCTTCATTTTCGGCCTGTCGAGAAACTTTGCGTACCACCAACTGGTACATACATCGGATGGCGGCTGGAAAAACATCGACATTCTCACCAGCAAACCCAAGTCCAGCCAGACCGGCCAAGGCCTGCAAGGGCTGACGATCACAGGCAAGTCGATGTACGCGACCGCCATGGACCGTCTCGATGAGCTGCGGGCATTGCAGGCGCAGCGCATCCCCTTGCCGTTGGTGGATGGCATCGGTCGCAATTGGGGCCTCTGGCGAATCAACACAGTGACTGAATCCCAGACCGAGATCATCGATGACGGTACCGCGATGGTGGTCGGCTGGGTCATTGAATTGACGGAGTTCGCCAATGCGTAGGGTTCGAAGCATCGCCGGTGATTCGGTGAATCTGTTGCTGTATCGCGAGCTCGCGCATTGTGACGATGCCACTGAAGAAGCGCTTTGGCGGCTCAATCCAACGCTGGCCGAATGGGGGGCGGTGCTGCCTGCGGGTGTATGGGTGGTACTGCCGGAAGTGGACGTCAAACCCGTCGCGACCCCACCGGTTTCAGCCTGGGATTAAGGAGGCGACATGTCACTGGGTTTCACCCCCGCAATAGAAATCTACGGCGCGAACGCTGCGTTGCTCAACGAACGCTTGCTCAATTGGACTCATGTCGACGCGGCGGGGATCGAGTCCGACCAACTGACGCTCACGATCAGCCTGGAGGGGCTTGAAGGCCTGCCCAGCCTGGGCGGGAAAATCGGCTTGCGGGTCGGTTACCTCGAGTCGGGCCTGGTGGACAAGGGCGAGTTCGTTATCACCCGGCTTACGCCTATGCTGTTTCCCCTCAAGCTGACGCTGGTGGCGATGGCGGCGCCGTTCAGCGCGGCCGACCAGAGTGGATTCAAACAGCGCCGATCTGCCAGTCATGGCCCGACAACCCTTGGGGCGTTGTTTCGCCAATTGACCTCCCGACACGGTTTTTCTCCCCGTGTGGCGCCGGACCTGTCGCTGATTAAAATCGAGCATATCGACCAGTCCAACGAAACCGACATGGGCTTCCTGACGCGACTTGCCCACCGTTACGATGCCGTCGCCAAACCGATCAACGAGTTGTATGTGCTGGCTCGGCGTGGTCAGGCGAAATCATTGTCGGGCAAGGTCCTGCCACCCATCAGGTTGTCAGTGACGACCGATAATCGTCCGGGCGACCATGCCTTTATTTCCGCCATTCTTGATGCAAACGCCCGGGCGAAATACCAGGGCTGCAAGACCAGTTGGTGGGACCCGGTGGCCGGTAAACTGCGCGTGGAGGAGATCGGCATCGCGCCGTTCAAGAACCTGCGCCAGCGCTTCCAGAGCGCCAACGACGCCCGTGCCGCTGCTGAAGGTGAGGTGCGCCGGATGATGCGCGAGGCTCTCAAGGTGAAAATTGAATGCCCTGGCAACCCCGGATTATCGGCGGAAGGCATCGTGCTGTTGGACACCACTTGGCCGGATTTCATGCGCGGTCGCTGGTCGATCGACAAGGTCACGGCGGCCGGTGACCGGGAAAAGAGCTATCGCTGCACGATTGATGCGACTTGCCTGGATGCCAGGGCTTAATACCAGGCCCTGTGGGAGCTTGCTCGCGAAGAAGGCAACCCCAACAACGAATTTCGATGACCCGACTATGGACGTTACCCAACAGCAACTCATCAACATCATGCCCAACGCCCGCACCCAAGCGGGCGTTTTCATTTCTGCGCTTAACGCAGCCATGTCCCGCTATCGCATCGACACGCCTAAACGCATCGCTATGTTCCTGGCCCAGGTCGGCCATGAGTCGGGGCAATTGCGTTACGTGCGCGAGCTCGGCGGTGATCAATACCTGGGCAAGTACGACACGGGGCCGTTGGCCGTGCGCCTGGGCAATTCGTCCCAGGCCGACGGTGATGGCCAGAAGTATCGGGGCCGCGGTCTGATCCAGATTACCGGCCGCGACAATTACCTTCGTTGCAGTCAGGGACTGTTTGGCGACGCACGCCTGCTGGCCTTGCCTGAACTGCTGGAGCAACCGCAATGGGCAGCTGAGTCCGCTGCGTGGTTCTGGGAGCAAAACGGCTTGAACGAACTGGCCGATCGCGATCAGTTCAACAGCATTACCCGACGCATCAACGGTGGTTTGAACGGTTTGGAAGATCGCCTGCAACTCTGGGCGCGGGCGAGGGCGGCGTTATGCCAGTCTTCAGCCTGATGCCTTTTTCCGCTCGTACCCTTGGCATCGTCGTTCTATTGGCATTATTGGCGGGTGGCCCGGCGATGCTCGCATGGCGAGTTCAAGATTGGCGTTATGGCCGACAATTGGCGCAACTGGAGCAATCCCAGGCCGACACGTTGAACCGGATAAGCCAGTCGGCCGCAATGCAGCAAAAGGTCGAGCAAGACAAACGCGAAGCCCTTGGACGCCAACTGTCCGCCAGCGAACACACCCATTACCGAGCCTTGAGCGATGCCCAACGTGACCAGGATCGCCTGCGCGATCGCCTTGCTACTGCCGATGTGCGGCTGTCAGTCCTCCTCGACGCCGACGATGTGGCCGCCGGTTGCACAATGCCTGCCGCCGCCGCCGCCGGCGCCGGCAGCCTGGATCATGGCGCCCCACGCGCCCGACTTGACCCAGCGCATGCTCAACGAATTATCGCCATCACCCACGAAGGCGATCGAGGACTGATTGCCTTACAGGCTTGCCAGGCCTATGTCAGGGCCCTAGGTCAATGATCCGGCGAGCCTTGCAAGCTGCGAATGCTCGTGTACGGTAGGCCTCCATTGTGTCGAATCGGGAGAGCATC